TGTCTTCGTGTTCTTCAACGTCAACAACAAACCCGTTCTCTGCTGGTGTAATTGTTAGCTTCATGTCAGTCCTTCTACGTCTACGTTCCTGAAACAAACGTCTTCGATGTTCAGTCGAGACAATGCATACGTTACATGTTCTTTCAAGTCTTCAACAAGTAAGTCTTCATGCGTGTAGATGCTGTCAAGTTCTGAGTTGTCTACCTCGGCAACAAAGGTGAGTGTAATCTTAGCCACGGTCTTCTCCTATTTCAAAGGCCAGCAAGTATAGCAGGCAACAGATAGCGTGAGCAAGATGGCTCTTACCAGTCTCAGGGTCTAGCTTTTCACCAGCAGCATAGGCAGTGAAGTGACGAAAGCCTGCATCGATGTAACGCTGCTTAGCATTTGGAACCTTCTTCCAGTTGTCTGGTGCATACTTCTTCGCGCCATAGGTCAACACATCAACAACTTCTTTCAAAGCTTTGAAGGGCAGCAAAGACCACTGAGGTTTGTTGTTGTCAAACTTGACACCTTCTACTCGCATTGTCATTTGCTGACCGTGGTTGTCAATGTTCTTGAACACGTCACGAGCAACCCACTTACTGTACTCAACGCAGCTAACACAGACTGGGTTCTCTAAACCATCCAATACTTGTCCAGCATTGAAGCAAGTGTTACACGTTTTCATTGCACACCACCAATCGTCTTCGTATATTTAGACAACACAAACTCTGCATCCTTGACATCATCAAGTTCATCAAGAGCAGACTGGTTGTAGTTGGCCTTCACCTTCTCAAGAAAGCGATCAGCCAATACAGGGTCTTCATCAATGAGTTGAACAGTGGTGGCAATGATCATACCGATATGAACAAGACTAGCGAAGTCTTCCTCGTCCATGCTGACAGGACCAACACCACTAATCATCACTTGGAAATTGCCTTCCCACTTCTCACCTGCTTTGTGGTGAGGACGCAGCACAATAGCTACATCATTCGGTTTCAATTTGTTTGCGTTGGTGGCTTCCATATTTGACCTTCATGTCTACGTAGAAAAAGAAGATGTGCATTCTCTATGACACGTTCTTCGACACCGTCATAGGCTTCAACACATCGTTGATACATTTCACATTCATCAACAGCACCTTCCAATATCTTCTCAGCTTTCACTGGTCCAATACCTTTCAAGCCAATGATGTTGTCTGCATTATCCCCTGTCAAGATTTGCATGTACAGTTTGTGCACAGCTTCTTCAGGTGTGATGTAGTAGGCAATCTTCTTGATGAAGTTGTAATGCCATCCCGTCACCTGATCTAAGTCTTTGTCCAAGGAAACAATGACACCCTCGTCACCAAGGGATGTAGCATCTGTAGCAATGGCATCGTCTGCTTCGATACCATCATAGACAACAGCGCCCCAATGGTCAACCAAGTGCTGTCTCACCGCTGCTAAATGCTTAGGCTTAACCTTGTCCACTCTGTTGCCTTTGTAAGGCGCTGTCACGGCTATGTTGTATCTGAAGTTGTTCTTACCTGTGAGGTAGAGTTGCCACCGATCCACATAACCACATTTGTCTACACCGCACATGAGGGTGGTGATGATGAGGCTGTCAACGGATCGACAAGCTTGTTCAACATCTTCATCCTCACATGCTGCTGATGCCCTGTAAGCGAATATATCGCTATCGAGCAATGCCTTCATCAGTCACTCAGACCAGCAGGCTCTTGTGCTTCAGCTTTGGCAGCAGCTTGTGCCGCTTCAAACTGAGGACCAGCTTGTTGCTGAATGACATTGATGTGCTGTGCAGCAAACTCGTAAGGCAGTTTGCCTAATGCTGTGAGGCAAGCATTGACAGTGTCGAGGTGGAGGTCTAGTTTGATTTGCATGTTATTTCCTTTGTTGTTTACAGAACGTCTTCGTCGTCAGCCGACATAGTATTAGCACCAGCATACTCAACCAAGTCAGTGACAACCAACTTAGCCAGTGAAGGGCTGACACCTTTCTTGTTTTTGTACGTCCAGCTATAAGCGCTGATCATACACACAGCTTTGCTGCCGTTACCAATGTCTTCGATGATGTCAACACCGTCAGCATCAAAAGCTTTGATAGGCTTCTGAGACTTGCAGGTGATGTACTTACCCATCTCTGGCTTCTTCTCAGCGTTCTCCTGAATAGAGATGCCCATATCTTCCAACGCAGCGACAGCTTTGTCAGAAAGATTGCACAGATTTACCTGATATGCATCAGACATTTCGTTCTTACGATTGAGTTGTGCCCAATAAATGTCGCACTTCAGTTTCACTTTATCACTCATTTGAGTTTCCTTTGGTTTGTTGCTGACCAATTTAACAGGGGTCAGCTTCCTGCATCTTGTCATTGTATCACCAGCTTTTCAGCAGCGTCAATGTAATATTGATAGTCAAGGTCTTTCCATGTGAAGTCGTTGATGTCGTTGCATGTCCACATTCCATAGCCTTCACCAATACCTATACGGCGTGGCTCAGCTTCTTCCTTCAGAGGCGGCATCACTTTGACAAGGCTACCACCAGCATTGCATGCATAGAACCTGCACATGTTCTGTTGCTGCACCTCAGTGCCATCACCCATCACCATCACAAGCTTGCTGCTACGTGGCACTTTCACCCTAAGCATGAAGTCATACTTGTTCTTGTGACCCTTGATATATACGTCAAGTGGAATGCCTTGAAGCATTGCAGCTTCAGCAGCTTTCGGTATCACAAGTCCACCCTGATCTTGATGCCAGCCTAAGTCTTCGTACTGATACGCACCCTTACGCTTCACCTTACCGTTTGTGTACACAGCAATGTAGTTGTTCACGTCACGGATAATCATCTTTGAATACTCAGCATACTCAAGCTGCAAACCAACTTGCTTCTGCCATGCGTCACAGACTCTGTCGTATTGGTCACGCTTACTACGGGGTAGCTTCACAGTGATGCCGTCAGTGTTGACCTGCACAATGGACAAGCCTTCAATGTCCATCAGCTTGTCAGCCAACAGGCACAGACTAAGCTGACCGTTGATGGTGATTGACATCGTGTACTGAGGGTCATAGAAGGGGCTGTACTTGTTATTGCTATCACCGTACACACCGTTCAATGCCAGCTTCAGCATGGCGTTCTCAGCACTACCTTTGGGGTAGCTCTTACGCTGGTTGTACACGTCTTGATAGATGTCACAGAACTTCTCAGACAAGTGCTCAGGGTAGACACGATTGGCAATGGCAATGTTGGGATACATGGATGCAACGTCAGCATCGACAATCATGTGAGTGTCACTGTCACTAACGATGGTGCTCTCAATAGACCCGTGAATACCACCAGTGCCGAAGTCGAAACGAAAGCCACCGATGACAACGTTCAAGTTGGTAGCAACTTTCCAGTTCTTCCAATAGCTGTATTGTTTCTCACCCTTCTTCTTAGCCTTCAACTCTTCCTCTGACACCCACCCCATTGGATGCAAAGCTTTGAAGCCAGCAACAACATCATCGCTTGGTTTGTTGAACCACTTCTGACGCTTCGTCACCATCTCAGCATAGGCCGCTAAGTCACCGAGGTCGCTCTCTTCAATGTCAGACAACGCACCCTTTGTTTCTGTCAAAGACTGTGCAGCAAACCATTGCAACACAAGCTGAAACTCAGGACGCTGGAAGTCGTAGTAGTTGAACAGGCAATCTTTGATGTGGATGACATCACGCTTAGTCTGGTTCAGGTGACGTTCACCCTTCTTACCAATGCGATAGCAACTACCCGGCATGTCCTCTTCAAGGCGCATGATGAAATAGTCTTTACCAATCTTGGTGTCGTTGTGGTTGAGGAAGTTGCGGTTGTATTTCACAGACAACTCTTCACGGAAGGTGATCTGTGACAAGCATTCTTTGTAGAACAACAGCGTCATCTTCACATCGTGCATGTTGTATGCAAGCAACACTTCAACTTCATCATCCGTCAAGTCACTGTGCGGGTCATATGGCAGGTCAACAATACTGTCAGCTTTCATGTTGAACTCAAGCGCCTTCAACGATGTAGCCCTTGCAGGGTTGTCGAAGTGCATGATTTTGAACAGGTCAATCTGCTGCACATAATGCTGGTTGTCACGGATGAGGTGACCGAATCTGTCGTCAGATGCAATGATGGACTGCGCCTTCTTGTATGCTCGTGTAGCCACAGCCTTACCAGATACAGTGAGGGCTTTGTCACGCACCGACAACAGGTCATGCAGCACAGGGTAGTCAAAGCCTATGTTGTTGTAGCCCACCATCCTGTGCTTCTTGCGCTTGAGTTCGTCAAGGAAACTGAACAGCTTGTCAGCTTCGTTCTTTCGTTGTGAACATTCAAACGCTACAGCATGCGACTCATCAGCACTGATCGCTGAGAATGTGAACGCTGTCTTGTACGTCTCTATGTCCCATAGGTAATCCATCTTTCTTTTCCTTCTTTGGTTTCGGGAATAGTCTATCACGATACGCATTCATCAGCGAAGCACTGATGTTCTGTATAGCGTATGCTTCAATCTCAGTGCCGGGATTGTCTTCACCAATGTATCTGAAGTATTCCTGCGCCACATGAACAGCTTCATGTACCAACAATGTTGCAACATCAATACCGTCTGCTTCAGGTTTAACAGGAATACAAACGATGGTGACTCTGCTGCCCTTCGGAGTGGTGAAGTAGTGGGTGGTGGCTAAGGCATCTTGCATCAACCACCTGTCCCAATCTGCAATGGGTATATTCAAAGACCTTAGTGTCTTGTAATACTCTTTCTCAGTGAAGCAAGCACACAGGTGATCACTCTCTATCAACGTCCTGTTCAGCCACTTTATCATTGGGTTGTTCCTCTGGTTGTTCCGGTTTATCCCTACCGAAGATGGCATCCCATCGGTTGCTCCACTCTTCATCAGCAATGGAGCGTGGTCGTTGTGTTGAGCCTTTACCGCCGTCACTCATCATGTGCCTCCATATTCACGGCTAAGCAACTCTTGCTCAGCATCATCAAGCAAAGCATAAAGCTTAGCCAACTCTGTGTTGCCAGCCATGTAAGCTTCACGTTCAAGTTCTTTGTAGGTTTTCATGGTTAGTCCCAAAGGCTTTGAAAGAAAATACCAAACAGCTTAGTGCCGTTGGCGATACGCTCGTGATGTTTATGAAGACCTTCATGGTCACACTTAATCTGTTCAACCTGCTCCATGATGTCATCTTCTTCATCTACCTCAGACATATCAAAGAACAAGCCTTCATTGTCATGATCAACGATCTGTTCCATTGCCCAAATCATTTCATCAAGTACATAGTCCCATCGTTTGAAATGGTTGTCGTCAACGTCCCATTCGTTTTCTACAGGAGGTGCTGCTGTAGAGCGAAGATGCTCTGGTACATACTCATCATCAACCAATGGAGAACCATGCTTCGTAGCCTTCAACTGTTTGAGCATGGGCACAATGATGAGGGCTAAGGTGTGGTCCATACTCCATGTGTCGTAGGGATCGATGGTGATTTCGATCTGACGTGGAGTGTTGTCTTCTACATAGGGGCCAATGATTACTTTCATGTCAATGCCTTTCGTGGTTGTTCAATATTTGAAGGATGATGTTGATCGATTGCACCAACATCATCTGTTCCATTGGGTCTAGCTGGTGATAGCTAGGTTGTGGTGTAGCCCACTTCTTAATGATGGCGTTCCAGAATTGTTCGACTTCGTTCATAGCACGTCCTGTTCCACTTCGGTCTGGAACATTCTACCTGTCTCTTTGTTGTACAGCAAGTGACAAGCTGGTCCTGTAATACCTGAGTATCTATTTTTGAGTACCCGTACATGCGTTGTGTTACGTTCAATCAAGTCTTCAGCTTGACCATTACGTTCCAATCCCAACACCATGTCACTAAGCTGTGCAATGGATGCTGACCCACGAAGCTGTGCCAACGATGTAGCTGCACCTTCTTCGTGACCCTTGTCAGAGGGACGCTTCAAGTGGCTGACCAAGATGAGAGCGATGTTGGTTTCTTGCACCAGCATACGCAGCTTCGTCATCACTTCATCCAATGCTTTGCGTTCGTCACCACTCTCCTGACTTGAGATGATGATGGACAAGTGGTCAAGGAATACATACTTGCATGACATACCCTTTGCCAGATAGCGAACACGATTGACAATGTTCTCAATGCTGGTCGATCCGAAGTGGTCGAACAGGTACAGGCGACCAGTACCAAGCGTTGCATCGAAAGCGTTCTTGCGTTCTTCATCAGACACAACAGCATCGGGTAGGTGCAGCGGTGCATTGGCAGCAAGCGACATCATAGACAGTGCAGTCTTACGCACACTCTCTTCCAAGAACATCAAGCCGATGTTGTCTGGTGTGTTCTGAATCAGATGCCACACCAACTCACGCAACACCTGAGACTTACCCAAGCCTGAGCCTGCTGTGATGGTGACAAGTTCACCGAGTCGGATGCCATAGGTGAGTTCGTTCAAGCCGTCCCAAGGATACTTGCAATCGGCAGGTGCCATAGGCTCAGACACTACATCCCACAGCGTACTACCAGAGACAATACCGTCTGGTACAAACTGCTCAGCCCTCCACCAGCGGTCAACAAACTGTGCTTCCTTGCTTGCTGACAACCAGTCACATGCATCCTTCAACTCAGGCATGGGCTTGAATATCTTGCACTTGCTACCGAACAACTCAGCCACTTCCTTCGCAGCCTTGATGCCGGGTTCGTCACCATCGAAGCAGACAACAATGGTTTCAAAACTGTTGATGTATTCGTAGTTGGCTTTGCAATCTTTCAATGCTGAGTCTGCACCATTCCTGATGGATACAACAGGCCACTTCGATCCTGTCATTTGGAATGTAGCCATAGCATCAAACTCACCTTCGGTGATTGTCAGATACTTTCCACCAGAAGGGTAGAGGTTTTGACCAAACAGCGTAGCTGCTTTCCAGTTACCGATGGCGTTGAATTCTTTGCGGTCTACGGGTCTGACCTTTGCTGCCACCAGCATAGAGTCGTTGTCGTAATAGGGGAAGTAGTACTTACCGTTGTCACGGACAGCACCATACTTCTCCATTGTTGTTTTAGTGATGCGTCTTTCTGACACAGACACTGGCACACCTGTGGTGAAAGCCTTAGTGAAGCTCATGTCTTTAACGGGTTCTGCAATTGGTTCGATCACTTCTATTCCTTCTGTACCGGGCGTTAATGTTGAACAGACAAAGCAGTAGGCACTACCGTCTGCATTGATTGATGCACCATCGCTGCTATCGCAAGCAGGGCAGGCAACATGAGTGCGGATGAAGCTCATTTAGTTCCAGCCTTACTGAAAACATGGAAGCGCTTGGCATGCCGCAAAGCTTCATCACGTTCTTTGTTGAGTCCGTAGATGGTGCCAACTTCAATGCCTTGATCACGCTTACGTTTCACCACCTCTGTGCTGATCTGTGATGCGGTCTTGCCTGAGTTCTTCGCCTTGAACAAGGGGTCTTCAGCGAAGATGGAAGGGCGTTGATGTTGTTGCCACAGGAATGGTGACAGAGGATGGCAGTTGCAGGTCATGTTTCTTCTCCAATATTTCTTTACAAACTTGTCTAACAATCATACGAGCATCTGGTTTAGAAGCAAACCATTTACTCAGCTTTGAGTTGTCATCTTGCAACAGGCCAGCAGGATAGCCTGTCTTACCTCCATGCATCATGGTTATTCTCCAAAGAAAGCACCAACTGTAACAGGTGCAACATCACGCAACACAGCCAACACATCCTGTGCCACCAGTCGATGCTCCTTCTGTGTGGCTACATCAAGTCGTGCTTGCAAGAACGTAATCCAGCTACGCATAGTGCCAGTGACGTACAGTTTAGATGGTGTCAACCCTTCAGGTAACAGAGCACGAGCTTGCTCTTTAGCAATACCACGCTTCAGTGCTTCGCTGTACAGGAACTGAGTCTCGTCAATCATCCTAGCTTGTACTGCGTCCCACCAAACGATGAGGGCAGAGTCGTCTGTTGTTAAAGAGTTCTGACGGTTCTTGTTATCTTGCAAGCGGCACTCACGGGTGACAAACTCACCAAGCTGTTTAGCATTAGCATACCTTTGCTAGAATTCTTGGACGCTAAAGCTTCTGTGC